GTCAGGACCGCTAAGGCGTATGGGGAGAAACACGCCGTCACGGGCAGAGCCCACGTAATAGTTTGGTGACATTAAAGCCAAATCAGACTCGGTCGTTGGTGCATCGAAGATCGTCTGATTAGCTTGCACAATGGCTGCCCCATTCGTCCCAAGTGGGACCGAGTGGGACAAGATGCCAGGAGATGCTACTTGCGTAGCATACACCTCACCTTGATCCGCCACAGCTGCCGCCACCAATTCGCAAGTAATGGACTTGTATTGGTGGCGAAAAGCCAGGGCGGGCACAGCCAATTTCGGGCAGAAGACATTGCCAACGGTCCGCGTAGTACCCCCGGGTGCGGGGGGTGCGGAACCTTGCCAAATCAACACTGGCCGACTTGTGCCATCCATAACGTGGGTTTGTATGCGGATCACACCGCGAGAAGCATCGGGTGGCTTCGCGATTGAACCAAAATCGGTCCCCGAGGGACCGGTTGCCCAAATCACCGCAGTCGAATCACCGGGTGGCGCCCACAGGAACAAATCCCATGAGCTCGCCGACCCAGTATAGGTAATCGATTGTTGAGCGCGGTATTCAGGTCGAAGGACAGGGACGGCCGACATATCGGGTATGCCTGGCGACGCGCCTGAGTTAGGTGGGTGCATCGCTTTGGCAAGCCAATTTCGGCCGTCGGGGGTGACTCCCAGAGTCGTGAGTCGAGAGGCAAGGTCAGTGGGACTTGTCATGACAGAATTGTATTGTGCCGCCCCGGAAACTCAATGAGACACTCGCTGCGGTCTGGTGCATCAGCTAGATCCACCTCCATGAGGCGATCCAGAACTGGGTGTACGAGGAAGAGGGGTCGCGACGGCAGCGACTCCAACCACGCCTCACACTCCTTCAGTTCCATTACTGATGTTCCATATCGCAAAGCGAAATGCTCCCAGATTTCCGGTCCAAGCTGATTGTCTGATTCCTGATAAATCATACCGTTCTTTGTCGCGAGAGCCGACCCATCCGAGTCAAATTTCGATAAGAAAACGCGCACCACAGGAAGTGATGAGCACGCAGCTTTAATGCTGCGTGCAACCCCGCGCGTGTACGCGGACACGTTCTTTTTCGAAGGTGGATTCACCGTCCACCACAACCTCGAGATGAGTCGACCCGGTTTAGGCACGAAAGCGGTTTTACAACCATCCGAAACCCAAACACCCGACACAAAACTGACATCAGCTGGGCTGCTAAATTTAGCAGCAACCGGCTCGATACCAAGTGTCCACTCAAATTTCTTCAAAGCCTCAAGATCAAAGTCGCCGTACACAGCAATGAGCAAATCATCACCAGTCACTATGATCGAGGCCTTCAAGCCAAATTTGATACACGTCAAGTACGCGAAGCAAGCGTTGATGATCCCGTTACCGAGTGATGTATCATTGTGTCCCGACTTGACCGTAGCACGGACAGTGTACTTAAACACTCCCTGCTGGGTCTTGCAGAACACTTTAACATTCTCACACGATTTCGCGAACCCGGCCAGGGGTTTGTGCACTTTGTCGTAGAAGGCATACTTCATCGCCAAGTGCTCGGGCCGGATTGTCGAATCCCAACTCTTACCATCGCGTTCGTACCACTTATGAGCACCACGTGCCACGCAGACATCCATCCATGCAGCCAAGTCATCAGCATTAACCACTTGCGATCGTGATATCGATATCTGGTGTCACTTGTCTACGTTGGAATACTTCAGAAACAGCTTTCTGAAGACAGTAAAATTCGGGGCCGA